AAGCCACCACTCGGTGTCGGCCCAAAGTTTCCACCACCAAAATGGTCAACCTCATTACCGGAAACCTCGGTAATTCCAAAACTTTGTACGTTTATTCCACCAATGCCATTTCCCCAAAAATGGTAAGGGTGGTTGTCCTTGACCCAGTAACCGATACTGCTTTCAAGGTTGATATTCCAGCGTCCGTTGCTGTAAGGAATATTGTTTTGGCAGTACCCGTCACTTGAACCAACCCCGGTGTAGCCAGCCTCAACGTGGATGCCATCTCGACCATTACTTACTGCCCAGTTGCGTTCAATGCGGCTTTCGATTGACCCCCAAGGTAGGGAACTGCCATTTGAACGATGAAGTGACAGCAAGATGCCGTCAACGGGGTTATTCTGAACAAAACAACCCTGAATGGCAACACGACCTTGGCAAGTGACTAAACCGTGTCCACCGTTCGGGTTGTCAGTGATGGTGTAGGTGGACTGATTGGCGGCATTACCGTCAATCGCCATGTCAATGTAAGCTCCGCCATAAACGGGGTTTCCTGTTGTGGTGAACCAGTATGCGTCGGCTACAACGGCTTGCAAGTTGCTTGCGTTTGCTGCCTTGAACGGTGAGCCAAATGCACCCGGCCCGATAAATGTTGTCAACGACGGCCTAGTGAGCGTGGCATTCAACCAGTAGGGCGTAGATGATGGGCTACCTGGGAAGTAAATCGTTTGACCAGCGTGAGCATTCACAAAGGCTTGAAGTGCAACGCTGTCCGTAGCGCCAGTGGTGTCTCCTGAGGGAGCAGGAGCGATGACTGCCCCGGTGTTGCCAACGTTTCCAGCAACGGCAATAGACCACGATGACGGGCTGCCCGAACCAGCGAACGTATCTACGTTGATGGTGATTGACGTATTGGCCGTCAACGCCGTGATGGTGCCTTCGACGTATTGGCTCGTGTTCGCCGTAGAGATGGCACGAGCGCGCTGTCCAATTTGGAACGCCCCGGTTGAGGTGATACCGGAAAAAACTGCGCTTCCCGTGCCGAGGTTGACCGTAGAGGTTGAAGTGACACCTGAGTAGCCAGCACCAGTTGCTCCAGTGGCACCTTGCGGTCCGCTTGGGCCGGGAACGATTTGGCTCACGATGGCAAGGTCGTTGGGGTCAGTACCAGCGATGAACTGCTTGGCTTGCTGGAAGTTGCCGTAGAGGGTCGAGTTGGCCGAGATGCTTCCCTGCGATCCGTCAGTGAAGTGCGGAGAGTTGTACAACTGATAGGTGGTCTGTCCGTTGAAGGTGAAGGACAGGTAGTACTGCTCATCAGTCGGGAGAGGGAGCTGGAAAGCGCCAGGGCCTCCATAGGCTGAACTTGTCGTGACCGGGCCAGCGTCAAACACCGAAGGGAAAGGCGTGTTGATCGTTGGGACAGACGAGAAGCGAGATGCCTTGAAGCCGTAGACAATGGCACCGTTGGTCGGGCCATTCGGTGTGACGAAAGTGTCTGAAACAATGAAACTCATGGTGTCACCGTGATCCGGTCGGCGTAGCCCTGCGATGAGAGCCACGCTGCTTCGCTATCAGAGATTTGGTACTCGTGTCCCCCATAGTAGATGTTCACGATGTAGACCGGCAGGGAAGTGTAGGTGTAGGTGTTGTCTATGTTCCTCACCTGTGCGAACGGCCCACCGGGGTCATTGGGGTTGTACGGCTGGGGGAAGTTGGTGTTCTGGTTCTCCGGCGTTGGGTAGTCCTGGGCGATGGTGCCGTTGCTCAGGATGTAGACGTTCACGCCTCGATAGGTCGGCTGGAAGTACCGGAACAGAAGGTACTGAAGCCCCTTGGTGTCCGCCAGATAGGGCGGAACAACCTTGACTTCCGGAGGAACGAAGGTGTAGGTCGGCATTACCGACCCTTCAGGATCTCCATGGCAAGCGTGTCCCCGGCGTTACGGGTGTCCGAGAGGATGACCGCTGGCTCTTGGGGGTTGGCACCTTCGCCCTTGGTGCGGAAGGTCACGCCGGACTTGGCATCTTCAAGGGCAGTCACCGGAGAACCGATGACATGCTCAACGCCAATCTCGCCTGCTCGTGCCGTGTCTGAAATGGTGAAGCGGTCAATCTTCATCGGGTGCCATCCTCGTAGGTGCGGTAAGCCACAGGGTAGCCGGGCTTGTCAGGCAAGTCCATGGTGCGAGCTGCGGGGTGCAAGTCGCCAGGCACGACCACGCTGCCGTGGGCAGAGGCCCGAGCCTCATCTCCGGCAAACCCACGGAAAGGGGCTTCGGTGCTGCCTGCGTCAAGTGGGTCAAGGTGATCCTTGACGGTGCCGAGAAGGTACCTGCTCTCAACGGCTGGCCCATCGCTTTGTCGAGCGGTGTCTTTCATCAAAGCCCCAGTTCTCGGTGGTAAACCTTGCCATCACCGGAGGTCTCGTAAGGGTCGCCGTGAAGGGCGGTTCCCATGCGGTCGGTGACTTGACCGTTCTCAAACTTCATCATCTTCCCGTCGCCTGCGTACCACGAAGGGTTGCAGTCTTGGATCCATGCTGAAGCGGAGTTAGCGGCAGCTCGTTCTGCACGAGTGCCAGCAAGCGGAGTGCCGGGGTCTTGCATCGCTTCTGCAAGCGAGACTGAGCGCCCGGTTCCATCGTAGGTGAGTCCCATCAGTTCTTCTCCTCAACTGGCTTCTGGGAAGGAACAGGAGTGCCATCGCTGTACCAAGTGAACTCTCCGCAGGTGAAGCAATGGAGTTGGTTGAGACCAACCTGAAGATCCATGCTCCCACAGTGGGCACACTTACGAACTAACTTTGACATCCTGTTCCTTCCCGTCGACTTGTCCGACTACCGACTAGTTGTCAATCGTCGGGTCGATGTTGGTGAGGCTGGACTGCGTGAAGTACTGGAGCAGCGCAGGCTGACGGAAGTTGCTGTAGCCTCCGAGCCAGTACCAACCGAGCGGCACGAAACGACGCAGGGTGTCGGTGATCGGGCCGGGGATGATCTTCGGCACAGGGCCGTTGCCATCCACGATGGAGTGAACCTTGGCGAGTGCCTGGCGACCCATGAGGTAGGTCGAGTACACCGGGGAGTCCACGCCGGGGGCGCCGGAGACAACCGTGACCGAGGTGGTAGCCGTGGCGTATCCGCCGGACGGAGCGGTGAACGAGGTCACAGCAACCGTCACCGGGCTGGAGGTCGCAACCTGAGCCGTGGAGACCGACACCGTTTGGCTGTTGCCGCTGGCCGAGTCCGTCAACTTGATGAGCGTACCCACCGAGAAGTCGAGCGGGTTGGTTGTCGAGATGCCAGTGGCGACCAGCGAGATGCTCGTGGTTGCGCCAGCCGAGATAGCCGAGTTCAGCGTCAGCGGGATGCTGTTGGAATCCGAAGGCGCACCAAAGACCTGTGCACGAGGGGTCTCAATGAAACGGAACCCGTTGAGCGCACCAACTTCACCGGCCCAGATCTCAGCAGGCTGAGCGTACTGGTGAGGATTGAGGTAGTTGCTGGTCAACTGAAGGTCGTAGGCCACGTCTGGGTGGATCACCGCAGCGTAGTACGAGCCGAACGGAGCAACGCTCTGAGCACGAAGGGTCTTTTGTGCACCGAGGATGTCGTTGTAGGTTGCCGTTGCACCAGTGGACAGGGCAGCAACGTTGGCGATGTTGGTAGCCAGCGAGGTGCTGAGGGTTGCGGCACCGGCGTTCTTGAACTGAGTTCCACCATACGAGAGAGCGTTGCGAGCAACCGAGTCAATGCTGACACCAGCGTTGTAGCCAATGACGTTGGCGACGATGGGGTCAATCTCAACGTACGACTCACCACGGAGGACTGCGTTGGTGGTCACGGCTGAACCGTATTCAGCAAGGCTCACAACGATTTGCGAGTTGCTGAGGGTCTGGGTCGTGATGTCGGTGCTCTGCGAGAGAGGCGTGACAGCCGGGAGGAGGTCGTTCTGAATGGTGAACGTCACCGAGGAACCAGGCATGGACTGGTTGACCGACTTCACATCCGCCAACTGGTCAAAGATCAGCTCGGGGCGGAGGGAGAAGTAGGCCATCCGGTCATACGCCGCCTGGACGTAAGTGACATTGGATACTCCGGTGATGTTTCCGTTAGGGCCAATGGTAGGGGTAGTAGCCATGATGTTGCTCCTTTACGAGAGGGGGTTAGTTGCCGGGGATGAAGCCGAGGGCTCCATCTCCAAAGTCCCGGATGACTGCCATCATCTCGTCCTGCGTCGAAGCGTTGTTGAGAGCCGACATGAACCTGTCGCCGGGGGTCATCCCTGCGCCAACTCCAGTACCGCTTGTTGCTCCCTGCGCTCTTGCGAGTGCTTGCAATTCGGCGGAGTGATCTTCCTCTTGGCGGGTCTGGGTGGCTCCGAAGATCCCATACTCCTCAGCGGCCTTGCGGATCGCTTCGGGGTCTGCATCTCCATCCCACGCCTTCCGAAGGAGAGCGCCTGCGCCCTGCTCTGGAATACCGGCCTTGGTGAAGGCTACTTCTCGCCTCATCGCCTCTAGTTCTGCCTGAGCACTTGCAAGTTCCTTCTCTCGTGCTTTCGCACTCCGTAAGGCTTCTCGGATGTTCGGGTCAAGAACGTCTGGGGACTCAACAGTTTCGTCGTAAGACTCTGACATGGCAATCGCTCCGTTTCCAATACGCACTACGACAGGAGGTGTCGCAGCGGAAGATCACGCACACATACGCCTTTGGGGTTTGTGCAATCCCCCAAGGGATAAGCGGCCATCTCGCCTCTGCCGAGGGACAGCACTCACTTGTAGTCAATGATACCCCTCTGCACTAGGCGAGGGTTCTATCGGACTGGTGCGGTGCCTTCTCCGGTAGCGAAGCCTGCGCCGGTGACACCCTTGGCGTTCATAATGTCTCCGCCGCCACCCTGCATCGGGGTCATCTGCTGCGCTCGGGCAATGTCAAAGGCTTGTTTGGCCCCAGCATTTCCGCCGACTTGTGAGCCGATCAGTTGCTCTTGGGTGAGACCTGCTCCGGCTTGACCGGGGGCAGAACCTTCAAGGCTCTGGTAGCGAGCTGCGGTGTCAATGCCTGAGCGAACTGATGCCTCGCTGAGTCCGGCAGTCTGGGCGTACTGGTAGATGTTCTGAGCCTGCTCAGCACCCATGCCTTGATTGAAGCCTGCTGCTTGGGTCTCAGCCATGTACTTCGCCTCTTGCACTTGCTGGGCGATGAGGTCGGTGGCTTTCTTGGGGTCAAGCGCCCATGCTGCCAAGTGTCCAGGGGTAAGACCGAAGTTCTCTTGGAGTGCTTGAAGAACCGTGGGGTTGGCCTGCTGCACCGCTTCGTAGGCGGTGGTCAGACGCTTGGTGAACTCGGTGGGCTTGACCTCATTGGCGATGAGGGTGCCGATCTCTTGGTTAGTCAGGAAGCCCGCTGGCAACCCGGCGCTTCGACCAGCTTCTTGCATGGCTTGGACATAAGAGGTGTAGGTGCTTTCTGCCAATGGGGGCAAGTTGTTCTTCATGCGAGTGATGTTGCCGGGGAACTGCTGGGCGTACTCAGGCTGCTCTCGGAGCCACACATCAATGCCCTTGGTGTTGTCAACTCCTCCGGCGATTGCCGAGACAATGCGAGGCGACATAGCCGTGATGGTCTGTTCGCTGAAGCCCCAGTTCTCCATCTCCAGTTCCACACTGTCCAGCGTGGAGGCTTGGCTGCTGCCCGAGGGGTTAGTCACGCCTGCTGGGGAGACTTGGAAGGTGTTGCTGTTGGGGTCGTAGGCGGTTCCCGCTGGGGGAACAAAATAGTGCTTTGTGCCGCTTGCAGCGTTTGGCGTGGTGTTCCACTGTCCGCCGTTGATCGTTCCGGCGACCATGCCGTAGAGCGTCAGGTTTGAGTTGGCGGCGAGACCCTTGCGATACTCACCGAGAAACTCGTCGTAGTGGCTTTGCAACTGCTGTTGGTTCTTGGCGTTTGCGTAGCCCATGCTGACGAGCAGGGAGTTGAGAGAGTTGCGTTGTGCAGCACTCATCTTGTTTGCAGCAAGGCGACCTTCCTCAAAGTTGAGTTGCTGAGGGCCGTTGTTGAACACGGTGCTGAGGTAGGAGTATGCCTGCGAGTAGGCCGATCCTGCTCGAGCTGCTGCCTGAGCGTTGACATTGCCAAGTGGAATGACGGTTGGGTTTGAGCCGCTTGCCCCACCCCCTGTGGGGAGTTTGATGTCCAATCCACTCATGGTCAGTCCTCTCCTACTACTGGCGGAAGGTTAGAAGGGTGGACACCGCCAGGGTGAGCACCGTTAGAAATGTCTCGCATGAGAACCGCTTTGTGTTCCGGCGTTCCGTCCCACGCGTGAGGGTTCTGTCGAAGTTGGTTGACGGAGTTGCCGACTCGGGCTTGTCCTTCGTCAGTGTCCAAGTAGCCACTACCAGCGTGGCTCTTGATGAAACTCACAAAGTCTGCCAAAGGCATAACGGTTGGCTTGCCGGTCTTGGGATCGGTGCCACCAGAGAGAACCTTCTGCCACATGGGGCTGTCCAGTTCTGCCTCGGAGAATGGGCCGAGGTACTTCTTCGCCAACTGCTCGTAGGGGTCAAGGAGTGCCTTGGTGGTCAGACCCATTGCAAGTTGTGGGGCAAGCGTCGGGTAAAGGCCGGAAGCAACTTGGGCGCAGTACTCAGCAAAGCCTTCCTTGTCTTTCCATTCCTCTAGGGCAGCGTCGGACATGGGAAGCATGTAGTCCTTGGCAATGGTCTTGGGAGACTTCTGTTCTTCGGCCTCAAAGACGGAGGTTTCAGCCTCCTCGTGTGCCTTGGTGTCTGTGGGTTCTTCAGCCATGACTTATCCGTTGGGGTAGTAGGGGTAGAGCGGAGCGAGAACATCGGTAATGAAGGGAACCATTGAAGGAACTAACTTCTTCATTTGGTCAACAACTCCACCCTTGCCGTTCCATGCTGCGCCCTTCTGTGATGAGGTGTAGTTCATTTGCGTCATCTCAGCGTCAAGAGCGACATAACTGTCGTAGACATTGCGGAGGTTTTGCATCTGCGGCATCTTGGCGTACTTGGGGTCAGCGATGAGGTTCTTCACTTGATCGAGAGTTTGGGTGCGGAACTGCTTACCCTCTGCTGCTCCATGATACGCCACCCAGTCTGGGTTGAGCACAGAACCAGTGGATTGTATCCATTGCTTACCGCCTTGGGCGTAGGCAGAGTAAGCAGGGTCAGAAACTCCTTGCGACTTGAAGTAGTTCTCATAGGTCGGCAAAACAACTTGGTTGAAGAAGTAGTTGCCCACTGAGATGTTGAGCGCAGTCATCATGTCTGCTGGAGTGCGCTTCTCTCGGAACTGTTGCTGGATTTGGTACAACTGCGCCAGAGCGTCGTAAGGGTTCTTGCTGTTTTCCAGAGTTGCGATGGGCATCAAGTATCGAGATGCCGAAGGGTAGGCGCTGACGATGCCGGTGTTGGCTTCCATCCAGTGCAGACCATTTTGCGTTGTAGGCCAACTTGTCCCCGGAGCAATGAGGCTTTGGGACTTTGAGGTTGTGGTGGCGATGGTGTAGGGCGCACGATCTGGGTTGAGGGAGAGCAACTTATCCTGCGCCGCCATGGTGTCGCCGTTGAGGAGATAGACAAGGTTCTGGTAGTCCTGAGTGAACTGCTGGTTGGCTTGTCCCATTGAAGTTGAAAGCGGAGACATGAAGCCAACTACTGCTCGAACAACAGCTCGCGTTGCGGTGGCCTTGTTGACTTCGCTGAATAGGTCGCTGAGGTGCTTCTTACCTTCCGGCGTTCCAGGGCTGTAGAACTGCTGGAAGTTCTGAAGCACCAAGTTGTTGATGTAGTTGTCGGACTTGCCCTTAGAGGCTGCACGAACCGTTGCCTCTAGTTGGTCAAATTTCTTCTCAATGATGTAGCGCCAAGTTTCGTCAGATGCCGTGATGTAGGAACTCAGGAACTGAGAATTGATGTTTTGCCCCGGCTTTGACCAAACTGCGCCAAGCACACCGATAGAGGTTTGCAGCATGTGGTCAATGAACGAATTGGGGACAGCATCTTGCACCAGCGAGGTGCTCTCACCCGTTGCTCCGACAATGGTGTCATTTATTTTTTGCAGTTCAAGCGGGGTCAAAACGCCAAACGACGGCAAAATCCACTTCAGCGGCAAGTTGAACACTGGGCCAAATCGAGGGATGAGGGAGTGGACAAGCGACGCTGAGCTGGACAAGGCGTTGGTTGGCTCTACCGTGTCCAGTGGGCTGATCGGCAGGATTGACTGTGCTGAGGAGAGCGACAATGAAATGCCGATGGGGACTGCGACACCGCCATCAAGCATCTTGGTGACGAAGCCCATGATGCTTCCAGAGAACGGCATGGTAATAGTTGGGTAGCCACCAGTGGACTTAGATGCTGCGTAGGAAAAGTTGAGTGTCTGCATGACAAGTTTGGCGTACCGCTCAAATGCGCCTGGATCTTCTACCAGCAGTCTGCCCATGCGTCGCCACGATTGGTTCTGGGCGAAGTAGAACGGTGCAATGACTCGCATCCCATACTCAAATTTCAGTTTGTCGTAAGGGTTGTGGATGTAGCGAACCATCTCCATGGAAGCACGAGCCATAGCCATTGCTTCTGAACGGTCTTGCATGAGGGTTGCTGCTTCATCGTCAACTGCTTCGCCCAATTTGGAAGCCAACTCTCGTTCCGCAATCTTGCGTTGCTTGGCGAACTCCACGATGAAGATGGGTTCACGAGACAGTCGAGACACGATGCGAGAGGTGAACTTGGTGTTCAACCATTCCGAAGCGTGGGTCGGCAACAGTTCGCTGAAGGTGATGTGATTGACTTTGGGGCCGAACACCATTGAGAAGTGTTCCGAGCCAAGGCGCTCACCGTCAGGGCCGGTGTGGTAGGCACGAGCAAACTCCTGCCATGACTTGTCCTTGATGGTGCGAGCCGCCATGTCCTTGAACAGGCGCTCGTCAAAATAGGGCTTGCCGGTTGCGGGCAGGTTCCTGCCTCCCCAGAGGGTGCTCTCCAGACCTTCAATGGCGACAGCGGAGTGCGCGAGGCCGGGGTCATCTGTGGCGTAGGGATACTTCTTCAGGAACTCGGTGTTGGTCGGCACAAAGTTCTTTTGGCGAACCATGATCTCTCGGGTTGACTGCGGAAGCGATTGCATAAACTCGTAGTGCGCCCCAATGCCTTCAACCTTGGCGGACTCCCAAGCTTGCTCAACGCTCTTGCCAGCCTTGATCTCCTCGTCAAAAACCCTGACCATTTCCTGCAAGGCGTAGTGGACAGACTTGTCGGTAGCCTGCGTGTCTGCTTGGAACAGACGCGAGACAATGAAGCCCTGATTGCCCGAGCCGATGCCGGTGAACTCACCACTGGTTGAGAGGCGAGCCTTGTGTCCGACGATCTGCTCCATCTTGGCTTTCATGGCTCGGACACCTTCAGCCGTGTCCTTCTCCGCCGACAGCGCCGTGTCCACGGACATGATGCTGCCCTTGGCAGGAAGGGAGCGGTCGTTGACCATGGCGTGACCGCCCTCAACCATCTGAGGTGCAAGGTGGCCTTGGTTCAAGTAGAGCGACCGGATGGCAGCGTCCATGAACTCCTGCTTGCCGAGTCCCTTCAGGATGCTGGTCTCAACTCCGGCCATGACACCGTGGAGGACTGCGACGAAGTGGCCCATCTCCTCGTTGCTGGAGAACACTCGATGGTTGGGGTCAACAAACTTTCCGCCAAGGACATAGGCGACTCGGGCTGCGATGTCCATGATGGACTTTCGCTCTAAGTCCTTGCCCCAATGCAGGACTGCTCGTTCGTGGCGAGCACCGGCAGCAGCGAAGCGAGCGAGGCTGAGGTTGATCGGCCCTTGGCGCATGGCGTTGAGCATGATTTCGGAAGCCGAGACACGAGTTGCCCAGCCACCAGTGGCGAGTGCCATGGGCTTGAAATAGTTGTCGTTGACGTAGCGGTCAATGAAATCTTTCATTACGCCAGAGCCACCCTTGGTGGTGTCCCACGCGTAGCGGAGGTTCTGGACAAACTTGCCCGAGAGTTCTTTTGAGATGCCGAGATCTGTCCGGTGCTCTCGGAACTCAACAGCAACGTCGGAGGTCAGCGGAGCCTTGCGAGATGAAACAGCATCTATGATTGACTGGTCTACACGATCCGTAATGGCACCGACAGATTGCTTCACTTGGAAGCGTTGATCCATAAATTTGCGGAACGTTATCTCGCTAGCCTGGCTGCCGCTGATGCGATGAATGGCTGCAAAAATGGCGGCCATAATCTTGTGCGCCAAGTCCATGAAAGGGCTGCGCTTCTGGTCGTAGCCAGCCCAACGGTCATACATACCCTCAGCAAACCACTCGTCAACATTGGTCAAGCGGTAGTTGTCAAATGCTCGGATGTAAGGGATCTTGTACCAGTTCACTTTGTCCACTGGGATGTGAGCATTTCTGCCAAACTCGCCTGCGGCGTGATCTTCAACCAACTTCTGAAGATCGCGCATCTCTCGGTCTGACTCAAAACCTCTCTTGGTAGCCGCCATAGTTTCGGCGTATGTTGCTTTGAGGTAGCCGTTCTTCTTGGCCCATTCCAC